AAAATAAGCACCTTCCGGCAGATTCCCTTGAACCCCACGGCAGAAGAAAGCTTCTTATCCGCTACCGCACACATGATCCCGGTGATATAGTCCAGAACCACGAACGCAAGCAAGGCATAAAGCAGCCCGTCACACCCGCCAAGGAAATAGCCAAGCCATCCGCCCACAGCCGCAAAAATCGCCTGAATCACATTCCAAAACTCTTTCATCGCAAATCCCTCCATTTCTTTGTCGCCCGAAGCAAAGCTCCGGGCTGTCCGTTAGCCTCAAATGCCTGTTCATGCAAGCATGACAGGCTCTCTCGGCTTTTCGCTCAAACTAAAAGGGACAGCCTCAGCCATCCCTTCAGAAACAATATTCAGTTGCCCGGAACCTTATACCGTCTGCTCCGTCAGCGTATAGGTGATCTTCATTGTCTTATCCGCATTCTTCACCACCGCCTGACTCAGATTGCAGATCGTAGCCAGATACGGTGTAAGGATCCATGTGTACCTGTACTGATTCAGATAAGCACCGCCCCAGGCGAAAACATATTCCTTATACCGGAAGAACGGCGTGGAAACATTGCCGCACCTCGTTCCTGCATAAGTCGCAAGCACGTTGTCACTAACATCGATCTCAAAATCATAAGCCACGATGATATCATTGATGAGCGCCATGCAGCAATCGCAGCTTCCTGTCTCTCCAAGACATCTCATCGCGGAAGTAAAGCCCAGGGAAATCAGCGTAACATCCGTGCTGTTGGAAATATTGATCTTATAAACACCGGTCTTGTCATAAGACGGCGCGTACAGATATCCGTTCCTTACAACCGCGCTTCTGTTCCCGGAAGGATAACTCGAACCTTCCTTGAAGCTTCCCATCGTCATCAGCGTGGCATTGGAAAGTGTCCAGCTTCCTTCCGTAAAAGTGTAATCGCTCTTCCTGATCTTGATCCACAGCACCGTCGCGCTTCCGGATGAATTGCCCTGATTGGAAAATCCATACCAGTACCCGTCGCCACCGTCCATGAAGATTCCATACGGCGTATAACTTCCGTAGAAATGGAATGTCGAACACTGCAGAACCGTCGTATCCTCCAAGGTCAGCGTGCTGTCATCCAGCTTCTCATTCAGCCCGATATCAAACACCGGAATCCTGTACTTCTTGATTGTGACGGTATTGCTCGCATAAGACAGGGAATACAGCTTCGCATTCGCAAAATCCACGGTCACACACCGATACAGATCATTGATAAATCCATCCTCATCGTCCAGGCTGACCTTCTTGATCTGCAAAAGCGTTGAGTCCACCGCAACATCAGAACCATACGCATTTGCCCCGCCATGCTTGGAAGTCAGACCGACCGCCGCGATCGTGCCGTTTCCCTGCGAAGGCGTGAACTCCCAAACGAATTTATACCCATTCGACAGCTTCATGCTCTCTGTAAGGTTCATGCTGCCCCTCTTCGTATTCGCCGTGGCATTGACATCATTGCTGGCATACGCCACTGGCAGATTCGTTGAAGGCAGATAAAGATTATCCGCCTGCTCCGTAATGGAACTCGGAAAGAGAAGGATGCCTCCGATCATATTCGGACAGATCGGAAGCAGTTCATCATTCCATGTCAGGGAATCATCGTACTGGCCGCCCGCCTTATACATGACACCCATAGGATTTACTCCCAGAATGTCGTTGACGGCATTGGTAACCATATTGGTCTCCGATACCGTCTCCACAACACCCGTATTCACATCTTCCAGTTCCAAGACCAGATTTCCTGTATATCTCTTCATAAAAGCCTCCTAACTATTGCTTCCCGGCACATCCACCGGCATAGCAAATCCGCCGACAGCCGTCCTTCCTGATTTCACATCGGAATAGAACCGCTTCACGGTCTCCTTGATCTCCCAGATATCGCTCTCGATAAATGCCTTCACCTGCAGCCTGTCTGTCTGCGAACCGTTGCCGATCCTGAACAGGTCAATATATTCCTCAACATCGATCCTGCCGTCCCATGCCGCAGAAGCGCCCATGCTCTGACCGGAAATGGAAGCAATACACATCCCGGTATCCACCTCCGCCGTGCCGCCTTCACACCTCATATAGACATTGAAGATGTTCGTGAAATTCGGAATCACATCCTCAATCGGATAATACAGAAGAATCGTATGCCGCCCTGAGTGCCAGTTTTCCTGCGGATAATGCACCGGGATCATCTGGTTATTGAACTCAAAGGAAAAGATCACATCTGCATGGCCGTCCTCCGTCCAACTCAGCGGAAGGGATACCGTTACCGTCTGTTCTTCCGTATTACCTATAACCTCAGGCTCATCCGGATCCAGCGGCTCCGGTTCATCCACCGCGACAGACGGGATCACCACATCCCCGGAAGCCGTCGCAGATCTTGTCACCGGCTGAGCCGTGATATCTACGATCACCTGTCCAAAGAACTGCGCATGATTCGCTTCCGTAGTCGCAAACTCTATGGAAATAATCTTTGTATCCACATTCTGCACTGTAAAAGCAGAAGCATTCGTGAATGTATGGATCCCGATCTTCCCTGCTTCGATTTGAGCAAGCAAACCGGAAATGTTCTTATCATTCTTACTCTTTGCCTGAGAAAGCTTCGGATTCTTTCCCACACACTTGATGGTCTGCTTCCCGCCGATTTTTATATTGCTTGAAGTAATGCAGGCAATCTTTGTTGCGTCAGCCTGCCCGCCGGTAAAGGAAAGGATATCCCCCACATCCAGCGCCGGATTTCCGATGGTATCAGAATCAAACGGCACATAATTCACCACGGACAGGTCATTAAGGATATTCTCGCAGAGCTGCCGCCTTGTCTCTTCCAGTCCAAACTGCAGAAGCGGATTCACGCCCAGATTCATCGTCAGCCCGTCATCCGGATCCAATGCGTAATACTCCGCGATCTGCGTCCTTAAGTTTGTTGACGAAACCGCCGTGTACCTTGTAATGAAATCCGAAAAGCTGGAAGTGAACCTGTGCTTCCGCTCCACCACAAGCACCGGCTGATTCCCATACTTCCTCAGTTCCAGTTCCCCGGCACGGTTGATCACAAAGAATCCGCCCAGCACCTGACCAACATAAAACAGAATATCCCTGTAAGTCTCAATGTCATTGTCAGAGTAGATGGAAAGATTCTCTGATCCGTTCGGCATCGCCTCGATCGTTGCCCTGCTCTGAGCCAGCTCCACATCACAGGCCGTAGAACAAAGCACCATGAAATCATAGGCGTTGCCAATGGATTCCAGAGAAGTGAATGCCTTCTCGAACCGCACCATATAGTCATACGCCTTAATCTCCAGGCACTTCGCTTTTCTGTTCGCTTCCGATACCTCAAATATCCCCATCGGGATCGTCTCATAGAAGCCACCCCCCACCTGCAGGTGATAGAGCAGTTCCACCTTGGCATCTTCCAGCGTGTACCTGTTGATCTCGGAGAAAAGCGAAATCCCCATCTCAGCGGCATACACCGTACCAAGCTCGATCTCCGTACTTCCGCAGCACTGGCTTGTGATATATCCGCTTCCCTTGACCATATCTTCCTGGTCGAAGTTATAAACCGTCCCGGCAGTCGTCGTGATCTTACCGGTCCAGTAGTATTTTCTGTTGTTCGCCTTCACCGCATTCAAGAAGGCCTGGCTTACCGGATACAAATGACCACCTCCCTCCGGACAAATTAAAAGAGCCGGTTTCCCGACTCTCCAAATGATTTCAATTCATTCTTCTACTGACTATTCAATTACATTTTCAATCACAAATTGAACCACATCATCCGTGGTGAAATAATCCTCGTGTTTGATCCCTTGAAAAATCTTACACTCAGCTTCGGCATAGCAATCTGCCAGTTTTCGCTGCATATTCGCATCAAGCGTAGTATCCGAATCTGATCCTATAACCGTAACCGGACAGGTCGTATTTCTTGCATATTGATCAACTCTGATGTTGTTCTTTATAAATACCTGTAGCGGCCCCCAGAATATCGGGATTATCTTGTTATACATATCAGCGCTTGAGCGATAACCGGACGCCAATACAAGATGCTTGCATTCCCTGACACTTGCCAGATAAGCCGCCATTCCACAGCCATAGCTGTGACCGAAAACATAAATATCTCTACCCGGATATTTATGCGCAGCATAATCGTACAATTCTTCAGCCGCCTGCTGCATTGTTCTGAGGTTCATTTTCCCTTTGCTTTTTTGAGTCCCGTAATAATCTACTGAAAGAAAAGGACAGTCAAAGCGCCCTCCGTACATTCCCACAGTATTATACGCAATATACATGGAGCCACCGAAAAAGAGGATTACCTTATCATCCTCCACATCCATATTGTATCCGTATCCATATAAGGACTCATTTATCTGAATCTCCACAGGCTCATAAGCAACTTCCTTCAGCTGTCTGTCTCCCTTATAAAAGGAATAAGAAATAAACTGCATGATCGCATCCGTTGCGAAAAATGCGATCAATACAAACATAATTATTTTCAGTACGATGTATGCAATGTTCACCTTTTTCTTCCCCATATGATTATTTTCCGCCTCTTTGCTTCAGCATTTTCTTTGCCTTGGCACACCATTTCAGGTACGCTTCATAAATCTCGATTCCAAAGGAAGCTGTAAGAGAATAATAAATATGATCCTCTACATCCAATGATTTCTCCAAGGCTTCACTATATTTCTTCAGCACCTGGAGATCCTTTTGTATCTGTTCCTCAAATACTTCTATGTTATGAACCGAAACTTCCCTGCTTTCCGCGCCACCAAAAAACAGTTTCAGAAGAGTTTCATATTTTAGTTCATTGCTTGCCTGTTCTTCTTTGAGCCAATCCTTAAGCGCATCACAACCGCTCTCTGTAATATGGTAAGTGGTCTTTTCGCGCCCACCCACAGATGTATCGCTTTTCGTAATCAAGCCTTGGTTCTCCATATCCTTCAATGCGGGATATATATTTCCAAAACTGCCCTTCCAAAAAAAGCTGATAGCTCCATCAATGCGTTTTTTAATATCATAGCCTGTTAAATCCTCATGACTAAGAAGCCCCAGAATTACCATGTCAATTTTTCTTTCCCGTGCCATGTCGTACTCCTTTATATATCTATTTGATATATCGTTTTGATACATCGTAGCACTTTGTAAAAGAATAATCAAGCAATTTCTTAGAACTCCTTCAGCGTAAAACTCACCTCCCACAAACTTCCATAGCTCGTATCGCTGACTAGCTTCACCTGATACCCGTCAATATACATCTGCGTATCCACGATGTTCATGGTCTCTAAGTCCAGATATCCCACCGTGATGCTCGCAAGCTTCTTATACGTCGAAAACTTATTCAGCCACTTCTTCGATACCCTGAAAGTGACCCCGATCTGTACCACGCCTTCCCGGACAACATCCCTCTGCGTGGTACCCGCTTCCGTCACACCGCCGCTGTCCGCCTCTACATCCGATAAACTCACAGAATAAGAGGCAGGCTTCGGGATGTTCTCATTGTTAAAAACAAGATACTGCATATGAGCCATCTTACCTGCCTCCACTTCTTAAATTCATTCTCTGCTGAGCCGTAACCACGATCTCATCGATCATGTCACCGCCGATATAAACAGGGATCACGATATCCCCGGCAGCGCCTCCGCCGGCAAGAGCGGTATTCAGCGCCGTATTGATACCGGAGATCAGATCACCGCCCGAAACACCGGCTCCGGAATATACGCCTGAAGCCGCCATCACCCTCGGATTGATAACCATATCGGAAGTCACGCCCTGCATCGCCTGTTCGATCATGCCCCGGCTCTTCTCAATGCCCTTCGCCAGTCCGCCGATAAAGTCCGGCATCCAGCTTTCATAATCCGTCAAAGGACCCGTATCCGGCACGGAGAAATGCAGGAACTCCCTGATCTTCGATGCCACGCTGCTTGCCGCTTCACCGACCTTGCTGATCACGGACTTGATACCGTTCACGATACCCATGATCAGATCCTTGCCCCAGTTGAACGCCTGTGAAGCCAGACCCGTGATATGTTCCTTCACACTGGCAAATCCGCTCTTCACAGCATTGAACACATTGGACATCGCATTCTTCACGGCGGAAGTCACGTTGTTCCACATGGTCGTAACCGCATTCTTAATAGCGTTTCCGATGGAAGTCACGGTATTCTTGATATTATTCCAGGCTGTCGTCACCGTATTCTTGATCGCATTTACGGCATTCGTAACCCCGGTTTTGATCCCGTTCCAGCAGCTTGTAAAGAATCCGGATATGGCATTCCAGATCGTTGTCGCTGTATTCTTAATGCCGTTCCAGGCATTCGTCAGGAATGTCGAAACCGCATTGACCGCCGTTGTGAATACATTTTTGATACCTTCCCAGATCGTCGTGAAGAAGGTTTTTATTGCATTCCACACCGTCGTCACGGTATTCTTGATCGCATTCCAGGCATTCGTCAGGAACGTGCTGATCGCATTTACCACGGTCGTGAATATATTCTTGATGCCGTTCCACAGCCCGGTAAAGAAATCCTTAATCGCATTCCAGACCGTAACAGCCGTGGTCTTGATCGCTTCCCAAGCCGCCGTGAAGAACTCCTTCAGAGCCTCCCACACGGCAACGGCAATCTCTTTAATACTCTCCCAAAGGTCAATCCAGAACTGACGGAACTCTTCGCAGTTGTTCCAGAGATAAATGAACGCCGCCACTAAAGCCACGATAGCCGCTATGATCAGCACATACGGATTCGCCGCGCATACCGCATTGAAAGCCGCAAACACACCCTTCGCCGCATTGATCACGCCCGCCAGCTTCGGAATGATCGTCATGATCGTACCGATAGCAGAAATGACTTTTCCGACTATGATTAGCACCGGACCGATAGCCGCAGCCACCAAAGCAACCGTGACAATGACCTTCCTTGTGCCTTCATCCATCGAATTGAGCCAGTCCACGAACTTCTGGATCCACCCGACAATGGTTCTGATCGCAGGCATCAGCAGCTCGCCAAAAGAAATAGCCAATTCTTCCAGCTGAGACTTCAATATTTGAAGCTGACCGGCAAGATTATCCTGCATGGTCTCCGCCATTCCGGCAGCACAGCCGTCACAGTTATCAATCGCAGACGAAAGCTTATTGATATCACCTTCCCCGGCATTCATCAGAGCCAGGAATCCGGACATCGCATTCTTTCCTACCAGCGATTCAGCCGCAGCCGCCTTCTCGGACTCTGACAGACCTGAAAAAGCCGTCCGGCAGTCAGCCAGGATATCGCTCAGGTCTCTCATGGAACCGTCTGCGTTTGTAGTCGCAACCGTAACCTCTCCGATAGCGGATCCGCAGATTGTCACATCCCCGGACAGATTATTCATGATGGTTCTGAGTGCAGTACCGGCCTGTGAACCTTTGATACCTGCATTGGCCATCAACCCGATTGCCTCCGCCGTATCCTCAGCTGAAAATCCCAAAGCACCGGCAATAGGAGCGCAATACTTGAAGGTCTCACCCATCATGGAAACATTCGTATTCGCGTTGCTGGAAGCCGCCGCCAATATATCCGCAAAATGCCCGGAATCAGCCGCAGTCAGACCAAAAGCCGTAAGCGCATCGGTCACGATATCGGAAGTAGTCGCCAGATCTTCACCAGATGCCGCCGCAAGGTTCATTACACCCTCGATACCGGAAAGCATATCCTCGGTCTTCCAGCCAGCCATCGCCATGTAATTCATGGCTTCAGCCGCCTCGGATGCAGAGAACTTCGTCTTCGCGCCCATCTCACGGGCTTTGTCCCTCAGTCTGTCCAGATCAGAACCGGTCGCACCGGATACCGCCGCAACCTGACTCATTGCAGAGTCAAAATCAGCTGCCACCTTTACCGCAGCAGTTCCAAGTCCTACGACAGCGCCGGTAACAGGAAGAAGCTTTGTGCCGACATTGGAAATGTTGTCACCAACCGTCTTCAGCTTCTCACCCTTAGCCGCGATACTCTGTAAAGCTGTAGCAGACTGGTTAGCCTGTTCCTCTAAAGACTTCAGCTTTGCCTCGGTCTCCGCGATTTCCCTCTGCAGGCCGTCATACTGTTCCTGCGTAATCGTGCCGTTCTTTAACGCTTCATCCGCCTGCTCAGCCGCCGTCTTCAAGGTCTCCAGTTTTTCCTTCGTTTCCTTGACGGCATCCCCCAGGAGCCTGTGCTTCTGCGCAAGCAGTTCCGTATTCCCTGGATCCAGTTTCAGGAGCTTATCGACATCTTTCAGCTGGCTCTGCGTATTCCTGATCTCTGTATTTACGCCCTTTAAGGCAGTTTGTAGTTTGGTGGTATCGCCGCCGATTTCAACGGTAATACCCTGGATTCTGCCAGCCATCCGATTCCCTCCTTCCTGATTTTGGATAAAAGAAAAGCCCGGATTTCTCCGAGCCTTTCGCGCTTAATATTTGAAATGTATTTTACTGCTTCATCGCCTGAATCTTATCATTCATTTTCTTTGCTTCATTTCTGTAATATCTCATGAATAAGAACCAGATGATAAAAGCAACTGCAAGCTGAATTGCTGCAATTATTATTCCCTGTCCTATCGTAGCTGATCCGTCGATCCAACCAACCGCATAAGCAACAATGGTATATACAATGCACCCGATTCCCATATGAATAATCACCTTGATAGGCATCGGCAAGCTGTCTTTATTGTAGACAATAGTCGGAACTCCGAAGCCAAGACCAATCAGCACACATCCTACAACCATCTTTGTGAACTGGTAATTCTCAAGACTGAAATTACCTCCAAATCTAACATCAAATGTTATTCCTACCAGACAGAATATTGCCATTGCCATCCCAATGCTGATCA